TAGTTCCACCAGTAAAGATTATTCTCTGTGTAGGGTGATTCTCATGGAATATTAAACAAACATTTTCTGTTGTTACATGACGAAGCTCGCTAACCTCAGCATCTAGGTATGGTGCAGATAAATTACCCAAAAGAGTATTGGTATCGCCAGCAAGATAAACAGCAATGTCACCTGCAGTAACGCAGAGCAGATAACGGTTAGATGTAGACGTATTAAAGTCTAGCAACTTAGCTGAGCCAGCCGCATTAGTGGCGACATATTTAAGCCCACCACGGCGCTTAACTCCACCTTGAGGCACAACCATTACATTCTTGGCTTGCTCTAACCCTTGATAGTATTGCGCTAAAGTGATATTGCCCTTTACTAAAGGGGATAGCTCGCCACTCAAGAATGAGTTTTGTATGTATCTTGTTTTAGCCATTAATGCCTCACATCAACAAGAGGGTGTCTCTGTATTGGCGTTTGCGGGTGTTGCTGTGAATCAGTGTAGCGAGCCATTCTAGAGGCGTTTTCGTATTCAGCAGCCATTTCGCCGCGCAAGGCAGAAGAATCCCTTATAGACGTAGAGAAGTCGCGAGCTAGTGCGTATTCGATCATCTTCGAGAAGTAAGCAGGCCATTCAGCTTCTGGCGCTGAATAAATGTAATCACAATACAATGCTTGGTTGGTGTTGCAGTAAACGGTAGAGCCGTAAACCTGGTAATTCGTATTTGGGTATAATTTAATAAGAACCAATAAGTCAGAAGGTAATTCGTAAGCACTCGCCCACTCACCATCTAAAGGCTTGGCTACCAATAAAGATAACTGCCCTTTGGTTCGTGCAAAACCCCAACGATGCTTGGTTAGTTCGTTATTAACAATATTAGTGTATAGGTTACGCGCTACATTCTTACGTCGATCATCACCAATCAAATCATTGATAGATGTATCGCCAATCAATATAAGTGCGTTAGATATCAACTCTATTTTACTAGCCATTAAGTATTCTCGTACATATTCATTGATAGCCTAGCAGAAACCGCAGTATTATTGGTTTCCGTATTAGCTGTAATGTAGATAACATCCCTAGGGCTAAAAGGGAAGTTTGTAGGGTCATTTAACGAAACTTCGTTCGTAACAGACGTGTCCATTATATATCTAAAAACATCATATCGAGTGGAAGTTATGCGGCTATAAACGTAAACATTGAATGTTACCTTAGGAGCAGAGCCGCCAGCTAACTTTTGAGCCGACAAAAATAGTGACTTCGATATAGGTGTTGTGTTTCTTGGAGCATGTATTAATAGCTGCTCTGTCACTCCAGATTCAGCAGCAATAAACGCTTGAACGCTACCGCCAGTCGTAGCCGATATAGTTATTGAATTCGTATTAAACTCTGCCGAGCCAGAAGACAAAACCACCGCTCGATTAATGCCGAGACCGCTAAAGCTTGTAACATCACTACCGTCAGAGCCTAGCGCATGCACTGCATCTTGTTTGTCTTCGTTCGCATCGAGATATGAAACCAGCAAGGATAGTGCGCCAGTAGTTCCTGAGCCATCAGTAGTGCCATTGTAAACAATTGTAAATGTGCTTGCGGTAGTTAGAATGGTGGGCGTATTTGTAGTGTTGTCAGCAATAATAAGTGCGTCACCATCTGTGGTATCAATATCTGACCGATAAGAAAACTTATTTATCTGATAAGCGCCATCCTTTTCGCCCAACGATATACTATCTTGGCCTACAGCTCTATCTCTAAATGCAACCATTACTATAACCTCAAAATAAATAGGGGGCCGAACCCCCCGTTTTTCTAGTCGCTATCAGTAGCAGCTAACACTGTACCGTCAGCAACATCAACAACACCGGAGGCATTACTCAGTACTTGAGTCAAGATAGCCACCTGTGTTCCTGCGTTAACAGCCCAAATATAAATCAAATCACCGATAGCCAAAGTAGCCGATAGATCATTGAAGTAGCCAGCAGTATTAATGTCTGCTTGACTGTCAGGGGTTGTGTAGGCATGGATACCGGGCGCAGCGCCTGTAGTATCCCCATGTTTAAAATCAGTTAATACAAAAGCCATGATAATTCTCCTATTATACGAAAGCGATTTTAGCAGTGCCTTCCGGATCAATAATAGTAGAGCCAGCTTTCAGCATACCATTACATAACCATGAAACACGCTCAGGGATATAATCAACAGACATTGATTTCTCAATGCTGCCAGAAGCCATACCGATGGCGTTAGGTGCCCATGCGTAAGCTACTAAACCAGAACCGCCTAGACCGCCTTCAAGACGACGAGCGCCTACAGTTTTAAAGCTGAATCCCATGAATGAATCATTCATTTGACCTTGAACTAACGCTTTAACTGTATTGAAGTCAGATGAAGTGGTCTCAGTATTTGCTAATAAGCTTTGCATTCCAGCGCCAGAAACAACGATGCACACATCTTCTTCAACTTCTAAGTCGTCATAGTAAGCACGTAAAGCACGAAGTTTTGCAGTAGTGAAGCCTGTACCACCGGCAGCAATAGAGAAGCCTTCGCCGTCTGTTGCAGTGGTGTTGTAAGTGCCAGCTACAGCAGTGTCGATGATAATCTGATCTTCTGTGCGGCCCATAGCCTTACCAATAGTCTCGGTAAGTTTACGTTTTTCATCAAAATTGACAGTAGATTGATCGAAAATATCCGTATATTCTGGATGCTCATGATCGGTTAGGGATGCGCTGGGTAATGAATGAGTGATATCCATAGGAACAACTAACGAACTAGAACCAGTACGTAGATGGCCTTGGCCTTTACCCATTAAGCGGAATTTGTAAGTGTCACCAACGACACCTGTACGATACTCGACTGTATCACGCAACTTAGAGCCACCTTGATAAGCTAACTTTACGCTAGTATCAAACTCTGTACGTGCTACATCAGATAAGAACTTTGACATAGTATTTCTCCAAAAAGAAAATAAATAATAATAAAAACTAATCTATTTGCTTTACACGTAACCCAAAAAGAAGGGAGTGCTGAAACAAACAACAAACACTTCCGGCCTTTCGGGTATCGGAGAATACTATGGATTATACGCCACTAATAGATAAAATCAATGACCGTGCATACGACCTATCATTTGCCTAACTTCTTCACGGTATGACTCGGAGTAGTTATACATAACCTTGCCGTTTTCATCTTTCTTCATCATGGCGCTATCAATGTCGTGTTGAGTAACTGCGCTCTGTGTAGATGCAGAGCTAGTCGGTAATTGAGCCGCAGACGTAGAAGAGATTAACGCCTCTACTAATTCAACAGTTTTGGCGTTATTAATAACATCTTTAAACTCTTCGTACTTGTCGCCGAGATTGTTCTTCATATACCCGTCGATGTTATTTAGCCTATCATCAGCATTAGGGCCGAGAGCTTCCATCTCCCTCTCTACATCAAATTCAGCCTTAGCCTCAAAGATAGAATTGCCTAGCGACAATAGCTCGCCGTGCATTTCTTGACTCATCTGCCCTTTAGCACCAAGCTCATTCAAAGTTTTAACGAAAGTATCTTCACCGTCTAAACCTTCTGGCAATTCATAAGCTTCTGGCGCACCGGTAAACCCACCGAAACGCTTTTCTAATTCTGTATAAGCCTTAGCTTGATCTGCTACAGACTTGTACTTGTCTGCTTTAAAGTATTCTGGTGCTTCACCTTCACCGTTAACGCCCTCTGACCACGAGAATGTAGATTGCACTTCTGTTGACTCTGTTGCTGTTGATTCTTCGCTAGTACCCGTTTCTGTGGATAGCATTGATTCACTCATATTAAGGCCGCTCTTTTTAGTTGATTTAAAATTTGTTTGACTACACCAGATTCACCGTTCTTATACGCCGCTTCGTAGTTAATGTTTGGGGCGTTTAACGCTGTATCGTTAGACATTATAAACGTGGTCACAAGGTGATTTAATACAAACTTGCCTTGCTCTGTTGAAAAGGTGTGGTGGTAGTTCTTAGCTATAGTTGCCTGAGCCTCTTGCGCTTCCTTTGCATTCTTCTCAGTATCTACCTTGCTATTGTTTAGTTCTTCCCAACTCATTGCGCGGCTCCAGTAGGTGCAGGTGATTGTGCGTTCATGCCAGCCTGTGCAGCTTCTGCGCCAGCCTTAATAACCGTTTCTTTTTCTGACTTAGATCGAACCAACTCAGCAGGCATCCCCGTTTTTTCAGCTACCCATGTGCCAAAGTCCTCAAGCTTAAACGCCATTTTAGATTGGTCAGGGCCAGCAGTATTAAGCACAAACTCAACCGCTTGCTGCACTGCCATGATGTCTTCCATATCCTGAGAGCGTGCCAATGGGCTGGTGAACTTAATATCAACAGCCTTGCCATCAATCAATATAGGATCAATCTTCCCGCGCTTAACAAGAATGTACATTACGCGCTTGAGAGTAGGCACAAGTATTTCAGTCTGTAATCGTCCGTATGCACTACCAATACGTTTAGCTAACTCTCTTGCTTCCATAGCAATCTCAGTAGCAGACCGAACTGGGCCTTCTGGATCACGCAAGTCATTAAACAATGATTTCTTAATAGCACCCTGAAGTTCATTAATCTCAAACAATGACAGTTCTACACCACCACCAGTGTCTAATCGCTGTATAGACGGGTTAGATGAATTATTCGAGCCAACAGGCAATACAACACCCGGAGCTATTGTTAGATTGTACGGGTTAGTTACGCCATCATCAGTAGCTGTCCACATTCCAGCAAGCTCAATAGCCGCTCTTTGCAATACAAACTCTTTGGCTTTATTGAGAGACTTAACATCAGGCAATACCATGACAGCAGGGCCGCGACCACGAACTTCTCCACTCGTCTTAGCATAACGACCAGTAACAAACGGGCTGCTATTCTCGTATGACTGATCCCAGCTTAAAGTACTTTCGTCATCCACCCAAACAACGCCGTGATAAACTTTATCTTTTGGATCGTATACAACGCCCTCAGTACAAGCTATGTCGCCGTCAGGGTCTTTGTCGATCTTATCTTTGATAGACTTAGATGCCTTAAATCCGCGCCAGGTACGCTCAATATTACGGCCTTTAATCTTATGTTTGCGCCAATGGGATTCAACGCTACCTTGCGGCCCCTCTTCAAAACCTATATGTTTTTGAGGAATAGAATGAAAAGAGAATGGCATCTCCATATCATCGGTATTCTCCTTAATCATCATTGTGCCTGTGCCTATAAGCACATCGAGGGCCATCTCATAAAACTGTGTAGCGAAATTTGAGCGGTTAATGTAATCGAATACTATCTC